TTGCTTTACGACTACAGGGCTGACTTAGAGATGGCTAGGATGCACATCGACTCCTTATCCAACTCTCTAATAGAAGCAAAGATACTGGACGAAGTTTTGGAGATCAAGATAAACGAGAATCTTGGTGTGTACGTCGCCAGAGCCTACCGCTTGTTTGAGACAGAAGATTGGGACATGTTCCTCAAGTACACAGATGAAGGGCAGGAACTTATCTCGGCAGCAGCGGTAAGAGCTAAGTTGGACGACAAGAACAGGAAGATAGATCAGGGGTACTACAATGCTCTGAAAGCATTGCTCCGAAAGAATCCTGATAACATGACTCCAGACCAGATGAGAATGTTTACCATGTATCTGGAATACCTCCAAGAGTTAGAGAAGCAATTTGAGGATGGTATTCATGATTACCTAATACATCAGGCAGGGTCCAAAGAGGCAGCTGAGAAGCAATTGGTAATTGAATTTGCAAAAGCCATAATTAGGGACAGTGGGTTAATTGATCAGATAAACTCCAACGCTGAGAAGGCTACAATCTCAAAAGAGGAGGCTAGAAATCAGGTTCAGCAAAGACTAAATGACCTTAAGGATCAAGGAGATGGGGGCGGAGCTCGGGTTGATGCTGGCCTTACGCAATTCCTTCAAAGAAAGGATATTGATGGGGCCTTTAGAAAGCTATATGGAGAGATACGAGACCCTGAAAAGGCTTACACTGTAACCATAAATCGAATGGCCCAAGCTATTGCAGCGTGGCAGCTCCATGATGCCATCGTAAACAACCCTGTGTTTGCGGAAGACATCGCAGAGAATTCCTCGCAGCTGCACTCAAGGCAGCTGCTAGGAAAAGGGTATGGAGATCTTAACGGCAAGTGGGTTACAGAAGAGCTCTATCAGGCCATGCAGGACTCTGTAGGTCCGCAGGTCGGGTTTGCTAACATTGTCCATAATGGAGGATTCATAGGTCATGTGATGCACTTCGTTGCTTCCATGAGTAACTTGTCTCGGGCTTCGAAGACTATCCTTTCGCCTAAGACAGCTTCACGTAATACATCTGAAGCAATGCTGCACGCCTATGTTAATGGATGGCTTAACTATAAGAACCTGCGAATAGCCCTTGCTACTTCTAAATGGATGAATGACCCTACCAATGCTAAGGCCAGTAAGCGAGCTATATTGGCAGGTCTTAACCCCGGTCTATTTGTCTTGTCGAAGGCTCTTCGAATGACCGACGAAAACATGAGTCAGTTGGTAGATGAAGAGCTGGGAGACTTGTTGACATTAGAAGGTGTTTTAGCGAACGACGACTGGCGAGTGTGGGAAGAGCAGGTGCAGGAACTGTCTGATGACTCGTTCATTAACCTTGTGACTGCCAGAGATGACCATGACTTGATTATTGACCCTGCCGATAGAAGGAACTCATTTAGGAGGTTCTTTAATAAAATCAATAGCTCTATGGCGAACAATAAGTCCGTAAAGCAGGCTGCTGACAGATACCGAATACCTGATGACGTTGTGAAGATAATGGGCTTCCTGACTGAAAGAGATAAGATAGTACAGTCAATGAAGGCTGACGGAATCTCTGATAATGAGATCGCAAACAGGAAGAAGGAAATAAACGAGAAGGCAATCGACACTGTCCTGCGACTGACTCCTACTGTTACGAGGATACCAGCCCTTGTTAAGGGTCTGAGTAGAATTCCTCTCGTAGGTAACTTCCCTGTATGGTACGCAGGATTCATGAGGTCGTCTTGGAATCAATGGGCTGTATCTCTTGAGGAGATAACTAGCAACAATTCTGTTATGCGGAAGAGCGGTATACGCAGGCTTATCAACACAGCTTTCGCTCAGGTGGCGTTGCACGCAATCGCTGGTTCGGTCTGGTCATGGCTTGGATACGACGACGAGGAAGAGGAAGCGATGAAGTCATTCTTGCCTGAATGGCAACGTGACCACACTGTTGTTCCTGTCCATATAGGTGAAGAAGTTTATATATGGGACATCACGCAGTCAGTACCTTGGGCTATGGTGTTTGATATACCGAAAGCTGGAATTGCAGAGATGAAGAGGCGAGGTGTGGCTGCGGGTATCGGGAAGTCCGTTATGGTTGCATCCGAAGGCTTCCTAGACGAGGACATCTTCATGTCCAAGGTATTTGATATAGCAATCAGGGGAGGTAAAGACCCAGAAGGAAGGAAAGTATGGGACTCACTTGACCCTCTATATCAGAAGGCATTGAAATCTGCTGGTCATGTGACATTTGGCTCTCCACTGGCGAAGGGTAGGGGGCCTCTGACGCCTGGGGTCTATGCTGAGCTCGTAAGGACATATGAGGCTATCACTGGGGCTGAGACATCCTCTGGGATAAAGAGAGCTAAGTTCGGTCAGGCTTCTAGGTGGTTCCTAGGCACTGAGATAGTTCAGCTTCTTCCTAAAAAGCAGCTAATCGACAAGGCCATGGAGTTCAGAGATCTTAAGTCTGGATACACTGATGCTGTCAGGAAGGCTGGTTTTAAGGCCTCTGCTGCAGAATTTGAAGATAAACTAAATGACTTCAGGAAAGAGAATATCATGCTCTATAATGATATGAGCAGTGCAGTTAGGGTTGCTGAGGCTCTTGGGATGTCCAGAAGTGAGATATTCCGGATATTAAGCAAATACAATGTGCCTAAAGTAGATATTCAGGCTTGGTTTGCTGGTAGAGTGAGGCCGTTTACGGCTTCCGACAAAACCATGCGTGGAATTATTGAAAGCCCAGAAGGGCGTGAGAAAATTAAATTACTGAGAGGTAACCGTGGCGAAGGGCAAAGATAGACGACGCAAGAGACGTATGGACAGGGAGGGGTATTACACAGCCCCCTCCCCCGAGCTTTCTAAGGAGAACCCAAAGGAGGTCAAGCAGGAAATGAAGACTGAGCGTAAAGAGTCTAAATGGGACTACAAGATAAGCAAGACGCAGGAGAAGACTGAGTTGGTCACCGCTAAGGCATCTCGCCTTAAGTGGTTGACTATATTGATAGGTTTAGTAATGGCTGGCTTTGGTGCTTTCAAGGCTGGTCTTTTTGGAGGTTAAAATGGACCACATCAAAGAAGTGTTAATTGACTTCTGCAAGAGCTTGAAGTCCAAACGTGTTGTCTCAGGGATACTAACTATCCTGTTGATGGCAGCTTGGAATTACTTTGAACTAGAACAGTACGGCATCACTGAAGAAACTGTTAACAACATGGTCATCACTATCACTGGGTTGATTGTTGCGGACTCACTTGCCAGTGTAAACCAAGACAAGAAACGAGAATAAAGTGTCTGAGCAGATAATAGAAGAGCTTCGGAATGTTCGTCAAGACTTGGTCAAGCTAGAAAGTCGGGTCGATACATTTCAAAAAACCCTTGAGACGGAGCTCAGGCCTCTCAACAGATTATTCCAAGGTAATGGTAAACCGAGCTTAGAGGCTCGGCTTTACCATGTGGAGCATGAAGTTAAAGAGCAGAGCCAGACTACAAGTTGGGCTTTTAGAACTGCCCTTGGGGCCGCATTGGGGGCTCTAGGGACTGTATTATGGTCGTTAATGAAGGTGTAACATGAGAGCTAGATTCATAATCCCCGGCACTAGGAAGCGTGCGATGATCAGGTCAAGCGACTCCGAGTCGTTGTGTGCGGCATCCAATGTGCTTAAAGAGATGGGGTACAAAGAAGTCGGATTGGCCGGAATGGTCAAGCATATATTATTCTGGTGGTCTAAGAAAAAATGACAAAGTCTCTCGCGCAGGTCATGCGAGAGGCGTTAGAGAAGTATGGTTTAATATCCACTAGAGAGCTCGCAGAGAAGCCGGAGTTCGCAAATTGGCCCCATAAAAGGATACGTCAGACTCGTAACAATGTTCTCTCCCAAGAGTCTAAGTCTAGATGGGCGAAAAATAACCCAGAGAAGAGAATGTGCGCAAAGATCAGGAACCGCTGCAAGAAAACCAATATCTACTTCGGAATCACGCCGGAAGACCTAAAGATACCAGACAACTGTCCTGTACTGGGTATTCCGCTGGACAGCTCAACTGAGGCCAACAGGCCCTCTGTAGATAGGTTTGACGCAACCTGTGGGTACACTCCAGAGAACATAAGCGTAATAAGCTACAGGGCGAATGTGCTCAAGAACAACGCTACTCTTGAGGAGATTGAGAAACTATATAATTGGATGAAGGCTGAAACAGAGTCAAGAGGTCGTCGGTGATAGGCTTAAAGGCGACATACTTCTTATCAATCTGATAGGCAGTCTGGATGTAGTTGTCGCCATATCTCTCATCAGGCATCCGGATTTCTTCCCATTCTGGGAACGTGCCGTTGTAGATTATCGCCGCATGAGACATGTCATCGTCTAGGTGTATGTATGCGTAAGGCTTGGGAAAGGCTCTAGAGTAGGACGCTTTGGCACAGACGAGCAAAGTGTCGTAAGGGAAGTCGTTGGCACAAGTCCAGCCAATCTTCTTTCGGTGCTTAACCTCTATTTTTATGTCTAGCGATATGTCGCCGTCATCGGCGTACAGCCTCCAAGGGTCGCCTTCCTCCATGACCTGAGAGTATTTAACTGTAGGGCTGAAGCCCTGCTCAAACAGGGCTTCAGCTACTCTCCAGACAGGACCTCTACTCTCCCTTAGATGGCTTTGGAATTTCTTGAGATTGCTCAATTGACTTCTCCATTAAAGCAGTGCCGCAAACAAATGCTGAGTTAAGGTCTGAGAACTTTATGACGACGGTGTCGCCACCTGCCTTGTCCTCAACTATTTGTATCTTGCCACCATGTACGGTCACTCTAGGTCGGTTAAAGGTTATTACATCTGTGCAGGCCTCAGCGGCTGGTACGTAAGGTGTTACTTTATCACTCATCTAAATCCTCCATTTTAGTCGCGTAGAGAGGGGTATACTCCCCGACATACGAGCCGAGGATGTTGAATTCGTAGTATTCCCGGGCTTCATCTTCTTCCATATGCTCTTGCAAGGATTTGAGGACTTTGGATTTGTCGTAAAGAACAGCCATTGGCTGACTAAATCCTTCGACAACTCCGATGATACAATCCCCGAATCCGTCGGCGATGAAAACGTCAGGTAAAATCCTAGCGATGAGTTTTTCATTCTCTTCCGCTCCATCGTTCGTATTCTTCTCGGTCATAATCTAATTGATCCTCATAGCTTGAGTCTCTTGCGTTTCCTGTTCCATTGCATGAAGAACAGAGTGATTTGGTCGGGGGGCCGTAGTGGCCCAGACCGGTGCCTGCACAGACATCACAGTCTTCAAGGTCTTCAGAGTCTTGGTAGCTCATTGTACTTCCTTATGTGATAAGTCAAGAAGATAATAGACAGCCCCAGTGCAAAAAACACTAATGGGCTCTTCACTAGGTATTCAATCATTAACCTGTCCCTCCAAGCACTGCTGGTACACCTCTTTGAGGTTCTCAATGGCTTTACGAATATCCTGAGCTCGGGAGTTTCCGTCCTTCCGACCGGCTCGGCAGATGTACTTCAATGCGTTGCCTTCCCAAAAGTCTAACCCCCAGTCCCGTATGACATCCCAAGGCTGAATCTCACCTTCGTAATGAAATGGAATGCGGGGCCTGCCGTTTACAAACAAAGTCTCATTTACTATTTCTGATGATTCGCTCACAAATTTCTCCTGCATCATCTAGGTAACACGCAAGAACCCATTTCTTGCGATTCTTCTTATAAAGAAGGACAGGTAAGTCATGATACTTCTTATCACTGTCTGCCTGCTCAAGTGCTGCGTGTAAATTTAGCCGCTGAACATTCTTCACTTCAAAGTGAATTCCGTCAATGCTGGTGATAATATCGGCATCACCAGCCTCACCGCAGTATTGCTGTGATCTACGTGCTTCGCAGCCGAATAGCCTCTCCAGCTCCTTTGCTGCCATCAGCTCGCCTCGCTTGCCCTTCTGTCTACTATTGGTCATCTTCTATGAACCTCAATATTGTTGAACCTGTGATAAGGGTTTCGATTACAGGAACCCCGGCTTCGTAATAAGACTTCCCAGTGAATCGGTCGCTCCTCTGCTTCTCAGTCCATGACTCTTGTATGAGTCTTGAGACACGCTCTATACGCTTGTTCATTACGTCGAAAGCCCAGTCATTTCCGCCATGATTAATCATTTCCATAGCAAGAACCTCCTCTGTGGTAACTTTATCTACTATTACATACCAAGGTCTGTCGTCCATTATCCATAAAACCTCTGCTCCTCTGGTTCAAAGCGAAGATACACCTTGCTCTTCCTGATCGGGCCATTTCTTCTCTTCGCCACGTGGACTTCATAGTTGTTGGAGTCAGCGTGGTTCCAGCAGAACAATATTAAGTCAGCATCCTGCTCTAGTTGCCCAGACTCACGTAAGTCAGAGCCTTGAAATTCTATGTTATCTCGTCGCTCCACTTCCCTAGACACTTGGCACAAAGCAAGGATAGCTACCTCATTGTCACGTGCAGCTCCCTTTATCCTTTGGGATATTTCTGTTACCGTTTCGTACCTTCCATTAGAAGACGAGCTCCTCAGTAGCTGTACATAATCTACAACAACTAACTGCACCATCTTGCGTTCAGCGAACTCCTTGATATTCCTTTCAACGTCATCTATAGTGCCGACAGAGCGATAGTAGGGAGGGTTCTTGCCGTTCCACTTTTCCTGCACCTGACGCATTATCTCGGCTTTATGCTGTTCCCATACACCCTCATCAGGGAAGTCCTGCATGACAACTCTCTTGCCAATCTCTTTAGCTGACATCTCAGCATTAAGTATCAGGCAATTAACACCCAATAATCCCTGATGTATAGCCCACTGAATTGAGAGAGCTGATTTCCCATGGCCGGGTCGGGCGGCGAGGATTCCCACCTCGCCCGCCCCAATGCCATCAATGGCATGATCTAGAGCAGGGAGACCACTTGAGTAGTAATAGTCTCTTCCCACCCTATCTAAGAAACTCTGTGCACAATCCACAAGAGTCTCAGCCTCTACGCTTTCCGGCCCCAGTCTTTCACTTATCTTCTCGTAAGCACTGTTAATTACAGTATCTATCCAACCCTCTTGCTCTAACCTGTGATGGTCACCTTCCTTACGACACCAAGCCTCCAGAGCCTGACGTATGACATCAGTATGTATGCGCTGATAGACCAACTCACAAGCAATGTAGTATGCCCATGCACTTCCGGAGTCATCTCCCTTGAAGTCCTTATCTGGTATCTTGTTCCATCTTCTGGATAGGACGCTATCAGGGTTATCTAGTAGAGCCTCAACGGTGTGAGGAAGCTCCCCGTCTTCACCCTTTTTCTCGGCAGGAGGGGTTGGTGATACCCCCAACTGGATACAGAGCTCCTCAAGCTCACTGCGGGAGACGTACCGAGCTCCGTCAAAGTCAACGGTGTCCCAATCCTCCTCTGGGTCAACGAACCTTGATTTGTTCCAGTAGGGCAGCCTTAGCAGGCTACCAACCCCTTTCCCTTTAAGGAAATCCTGCCGAGGGTATATCTCGTCATAACCAACCTTAAGTTTTGAATCTACAGCCTTCCAGAACTTGCGTATCAACCAAGCTGGTATCCACTCTTCGAAGAACAGCCAGCAATGGCACCCAGACCCGCTCTGACTCATTTCCATGACTGGAGACAGGTCTAGCTCCTGAAGGAAGAAGTATGTCCTCTCAGCCTTGTCTTTCCACTCAGGATCTGGATGCTCCGGGTGGTTGTCGAAGTCTACACAGCTACAACGAACTGTGTTGTCTTCACGCATCAGGTAGAAGCCAAAGCACTTAAGACCTGTAAGATGCAATGTATTGTAATCGTTAGAAGTGAGGCCTCTCTCAAGCCTCTTGAACCCCTTACTGCCAGGGCTCTGTGTCGCACAGTTGTCGCTGCGACCTACAAAGTATTCAAGTATTTCATCCTGCATTGGTTGTCCCCCAAAAGAAAGGGCAGAGGGCTTGACCCCTCTGCCCTATAGGAAATGGCAAGTTTAGAAGGGAGCGTCATCTCCACCGGCAGTCTCGTTGGTAACTGCTGGTGAGACCGTGCTCTCTACCTCTGACTGGAAGTATTTATCGAACTTCGCGTCGATTTCCAGTCTTGAAGCAGGGTCAAACGGCTGGGGGGACTTAGCCGATTTTGGTCGGTCAACACCCCATTCTTCCCTTACATTTCCATTCCACGTCCCCTGCTGGACATACCACCGTCCTACAGCACCGCTGATGTCAACGAAATTCTCCGATGACGGGTCTAACTGTGAAGGGCTTCCGTGGAATCCCAAGAAGGCTAAGTCTTGAGCAATTCGCTTAGCTGTCTTGTCAGTCAGCGTAAACCATTTGCGACGGTTAATCTCACCGTCAATAGCCTCCTTAGTTCCGTCAGGGTGCAGCTTAGCAAGCACTCTGAAGGCAATGACAATCTGAGGGCCTTTACGGTCGCCCTGCGGTTCTAGGTGAGTTCCAGTGATTTCACACTCATACTTTCCAATAAGTTCCATTACTCTTTTCCTTTCGTATAATGGGAAACAAATGTTTTATAACCTTCCTCTGGCGAAGTGCCGAGGGAGAAGCAGTCGGGCATCTTAACCCGGCTCTTAGCGTCATAGCTGTCAGCTGGATTGCAGTAGCATACTCGCTGGCTTCCACCAACTCCCTTGCCGTCCTCGTTCACGCTGGACAGGAAGTTCATGAATAGCATACAGTCTGCCCAACCTTTAATAAGGGGAGCTACCTCCTTATCTAAATTCATCTCATAGGCAGTTACATCAATGCCTAGCGGATTAGTTCTTGCAGCTATCCTTGAGTGAGCCAACAGGACAATCGTACAGTTGCGTTCTCGCCGCAAGCGGTCTAGGTCATTAAGGAATGACTTAAACTTCGCCAGAGATGCTCTCTGGCCCTTACGGTAGTGATTGAACTTGCTGTCATTACCGTTGAACTCATTGTCTCTAACGTGGTTGAACAGAAGTGTTTCGAAGCCATCAAGACAGTCGAATACGATAGTCTCGTAGTCATGCTCATCGTTTATCAAAGCCTTCACGGCTTCACGGAACGACAGCCAGCTCTTAAACTCTGGCAGGTGAGGAATCTCACCCAGCTGGTTATTTGCTACTAAGGTCTCAAGGCCTGTTTCTCCTTGAGACATCAGAAACAACGGCTTACTCATAAAAGCAGGGAAACTGGTTTTACCAACACCTTCTCGCCCATAAATGACGAAGCGTGGCTTCAGCCTCTTAGCTTTTGTCGTAACCCTTGCCAAGATACTCTTGGCTGCGTCTTCAGATACTTTATTCATCTTCAAGACCCTTTCTAGTAGAGTTCCAGAAGGATTCCAAACACTCATGGAAAGCACCACCGAAGGTGAGTGCTAAAGGCTTTTGGCTGTTACGCTCAATGCCTTCCACGTAGCGATAGTAATACTTCCTTCGACATTCAAAAAAGCAGTGTATCCGCGATACACTTAAATTGTTCTCTCCGGACAGGTCAGACCCCTCACGCTTTCTCCAGAAGTCTGAAGAAGGGTCACTGACACCACAACAAATGCTCATGAATTCGCAAGGAGACCCGAATTTAGAGCAGGCTGATGAGTTCTGGTGCCAGTGACCACGTCTGTGTGCATCTAGCATGTCCTGTGCGACCTGATTGAGCATCTTGTACGTCTCAACACACTGCTCTTGCGTTCTAGTTATCTGGCCGACACGTCTGTAGTATTCATTTGGTTTCTGTATGATGTCTGCGAACAATCGCATCTCATACAACTCTGGGGTCTCCGCTTCGCCTACTTCGACGTTCGGAGTCTCGTCTGAGGCGAAGGGGAGTCCAGAGTATTCACCAGACTCTATCTCTTCGATATGAGCCTTAGTGAGCTTACGAGGCCGTATACGTGGCTTACGTACGACATCGTAAATAGTCTGCTCTAGCTCCTCGTCCATGAGGAGCTGAGCCATGTGGTACGCATTGATTTGCAGGTCATAAGCCAACTTACGGAAGTATGGATGTGTTAGGTCATCCAGTGGATTCACCGTCGTCTTATGCTCAAGCATACTGATTTCAGCACCGTCTTGAGTTACCAGCGTATCAATCATACCGACAAACTTGTACGGTTTAGTCTCCAGCTCTATCTCAAACTTGCGTTCAACATCAA